GGAGTCAGAGAATGAAAGATTGTAAGTGTGGGGGGAAACTTGAAGTGAACGAGTTGACCAACCTGAGACAAAAGTGGAGTTGCAACCTGTGCGGCAGGTACGAATTCACTCAACGCGATTCAAACTGTATGTTAGACTCACCGAACCATCAACGGAGAGATCATGGACACACTCAGCGAAACGCATTACTTCCAATCACCAGTCTACGTCGTCAACAAGCCTGAATTTTTGGATTCTGTACGGAAAGTGTCCGTACGCTATCAGGAGATGTCAAACAGTCTCCGAGTCAAGCCAACAATGCTGATGACTCCCAGCTACTCCCACGAAGAAGAGCTAAAAGACTTTTCGGAGTACGTTTCCCAAACCGCATGGAATATTCTGGCGTCCCAAGGTTACTTCATGGATGACAACGTGACCTTCTTCACAGAGATGTGGACGCAAGAGCACAATCAGAATTCATACATGGAAACTCACGTCCATGGCAACGGGTCGCAAATCACTGCGTTCTACTTTATTGACGCGCCCGAAAATTCTTGCAAGATGGTTATTCACGACCCAAGGCCCGCGAAGGTCATTGTGAACCTACCAGAGAAAGACCATGGCGCAATTACACTTGGCTCTCGGCAAATTGTGTTCACCCCACAAGCTGGTACGCTAATCTTTACAAATTCTTGGCTTCCCCACTCCTTTACACGGAACTACAGTGAAGAGCCAATGCGCTTCGTTCACATGAATCTTTCCGTAGCGCCATCAGAGGCTGGCAAGGTGGAGGTGATATGAAAATCAAGGTGCGCTTCAATCGTTCACGCGGGCAAGAGGGTCGCGGCACCGTAGATCATGTCTGGCGCGTGTTCGCTGGCTCCAAAGAGTACATCGTCAAGAACATCGTGTTTACCGTCCCCTGCTACGGGGAGCGAGAGGGTGACTCAGAGGACTGGAACATGGTTGCGGAAGGCAACCTGCACATCGACAGAGAAAATTCTACGATTGTTGTTGTGGAGTAATCTAATTCCGTGTTAGACTCTCATCACCACGATGTTGTGGGTTTAGGAGAACGATATGACCGAAGCAGAATTTGACGCAGCAATGGACAAGTACGAGTTGGAAGATGAGTACTACGATTACGTCTTCAACAAAGTAGATTTTCCATCTGAAGAATACGTTTTGCAGTGCTTGATAGACAACCTTTATCTTGAAGACTTCAAAGACTCTAAGGTCAAAGAGTACGCATGATGGATGAACTGGACAAGGCTGCGTATGCATACGCCCGCCGCAGGAAAATCTTCATGGAAGAGGGGCTGTGCGATGAGCAAGCCTCTGACCTCGCAGACGCAATGTTTGAGCGCGACCAAGACATTGGAGATGACCGCCGCGTCTGCTTCGAATGCCAGCACTACGAGAACAAACGCTGCAACAGCATCTTGGACAAGCTCGGGCGCCCAACCATGCCCCTGCGGTTTGTTCTCCAGCGATGCGACTATTTTCAACTGAAGGGCAAAAAATGAAAGTCTTTGGGATAGACCCCGGCGCCACTGGCGCAATCGTTCTGCTAGAAGATGACGAGCCGATTGAATGGATGATCATGCCTACCTACAAAGTAGGCTCCGCAACTCGCGTCAACGCATCAGAGCTTACAAACTTCTTAGACCAAGGCAAGTACGTTGACCATGTGTACGTTGAGCAGGTTGGCGCAATGCCCGGCCAAGGAGTAACCAGTATGTTTAATTTTGGTCACTCATGCGGAACCGTCATGGGAGTGATTGGAGCATTGGGCTACTCACACACCATGGTCACCCCGCAGAAGTGGAAGAAAAACGCAGGCTTAATCGGCACAGATAAAGACGCATCGCGGGCACGGGCCATCCAGCTTTGGCCTGACTGGCGAGACTTGGCTCAGAAGGGTAAAGGCCAAGCCTATGCTGATGCAGCACTAATTGCTAGGTATTCCAAATGAGTGATCAAAAATCCATAAACGATGCTGTGAATTACTTGTACACCCACGGCGCCAAATACGCTGAAGCTAAGGCCCACAGGGTCTACCTTGAAGAGTACCGCAAGAGCCAGAAAGCCATGCTCATGAAAGCCGCCATGACTGCTGGCATTAAGACCGTGGCGGCAGCAGAGATAGAAGCCTACTCAGACCCCGCATATATAGAAGTGCTGAAGGGCCTAGAAGCCGCTACAGAGGCCGAAGAGACACTCCGGTGGGGGTTGGTATCAGCGCAGGCAAGAATCGACTGCTGGCGCTCAACTGAGGCCTCCAATAGAGCCATGGACAGGGCAGTGACATGAGATTCGGTTCTGTTTGTTCTGGCATCGAAGCCGCATCTGTTGCTTGGCATCCATTGGGCTGGAAAGCTGCGTGGTTGTCTGAGATTGAGCCATTCCCCAGCGCGGTGTTGAAGCACCACTACCCTGATGTCCCAAACCATGGGGACATGACAACCTTGCCAGAGCGCATCCTGTCTGGTGAAGTTGAGGCGCCAGACTTGTTTTGTGGCGGTACACCTTGTCAGGCATTTAGCGTGGCTGGTCTTCGCAACTCCCTTGACGATGCGCGGGGAAATCTTTCACTCACATTTGTAGGGATAGCAAATGCAATTGACCATGTTCGATCTCTTCGACGAGATGCTCCAGCAATCATCTTCTGGGAAAACGTCCCCGGAGTCCTCTCCACTAGAGACAATGCCTTCGGCTGCTTTCTTGGCGCACTTGCCGGGGAAGATGATCCAATCATCCCAACAGGGGAAAAATGGACGAACGCAGGTTGTGTGTATGGTCCCCAAAGAACAGTCGCGTGGCGCGTCCTTGACGCCCAATATTTCGGAGTGGCCCAACGACGCCGCCGTGTGTTCGTTGTCGCAAGTGCTAGAGCAGACTTCAATCCCGCAGCGGTTCTTTTTGAGTTCAACGGCCTGCGCCGGGATACTGCGCCGAGCAGAGAAGCGGGGAAAGAAGCTTCCGCAAGCGCTAGAACAGGCGCTACTTTTAGTTGCGCAGGCATCGGAACCTATACAGAAGACAACGCCGCAGCCACATTGCTGAAATCAGGGCAAGACCTCGGCAATGGTTGTGAGGCGTTGGTAAGTCAAACGGTGCAAACACTTCGGTGCAGAAGACCCGGTGAAGGTGGTATGTCTGGTGATGATGAACATTTAATCCCAGTTATTTCTCCTGCTCTAAACACGCAAAGCGGTTCGCATCATGCGCCAGACACAAAAGCATATGTGGTGCAAGCACTGCCAATCAATACACAAATTGCCATGCGCCACAACGCATTGGGAGAGCGAACTGGCTTTGGGGTAGGTGAGGCAGGCGACCCTGCATTTACGCTGACTAAAGGGCACAGCCATGCTGTCGCCCACGCCTTCAAGGTTCGCGGCGGCTGCGAGGGCGGCGGCAACGGGTATCTGGGGTCGGATGATGTGGCATTCACCATCAGCACAACGCAAGACCAGCAAGTAGCGCAGCCTGTGTTTTCGTTTATACAAGCGTCAGCGCAAAAAAAGTCTACAAATTCTGTCTTAGAAGGGTTGTGTAACACTTTGACGGCAAGGGCAGAAAACAATAGCTTTTTAGGCGGTCAAGCAATGGCAGTACGCCGTTTGACTCCCGTGGAGTGTGAGCGCTTGCAAGGGTTCCCTGATGGGTACACCGACATAAAGCTAAAGGGCAAACCAACATCTGACGGGCCGCGCTACAAGGCGCTGGGAAACTCTTGGGCTGTCCCAGTGGTTCGCTGGATTGGTAAAAGAATACAGGATGCAATATGAACGGCACCTACAACAAAGCAGAGCGTAGATGGGTTGGGCTAGTCAAAGAGCAGCCCTGCTCTGTCTGCGGGGAAGCTGGCCCCTCTGACGCCCATCACATTGAGCAGGGGTTGCACTACACCTGCGTAGCTCTGTGCAAGTCCTGTCACCAAGGCAGTCTCATGGGCTGGCACGGGCAGAAGAGAGCATGGGCGATAGCAAAGATGGAAGAGATAGACGCCCTCAACGTGACAATTTCCAACATTTTTACTAATCTGATTAGTAGTCGTTAGGGTAAACACCTAGAAAAAAAGTTGGAAAAAGCTAAAAAAACTTGTTGCAGACTCTAGTTGCAGACTCTAATTTGGGGTTACAATCTCTTCACCACGCTGTTGTGGGTTTATCTAGGAGAATGAGATGATTGAAACACAAGCCACTATCCAAGCAGTCGCCGCCCTGACTTCTTTGGCCAACCCCATCGACCAACTGGCTGTTCTCGATACAGAAATCAAGCGCCTTGAAGCCATCACCAAGCAACTCAAGGGTGACATCGCCAACGAAATGGGCGAAGGCAAGCATCGCGGTGAGAAGTACGGTGTAACCGTATCTTTGTACAACACCACCAAAGTTGACTACAAAGCCCTGCTGGCTGACCTTGGCGTGACTGACGAACAGCTTGCCAAGTACACCAGCACTGGCGCCACCATCCGCGTCACATCCACAAAATAATTTAATCGGGGGCTTCGGCCCCTCTTGACACCACAATCTAATTCCGTGTTACAATCCCAACCACTGCAATACAGCAGGTTTATCTAGGAGATCATCATGACTGAAATCAACACCACTATCTGTACCGAAAGACAGGTTCGCATCAACATTGACGAGTACGACGATGGAGTGTGGCTGTCATTGCAAGCGCACGGCGCCAGCATGCACACAGCACTAACCCGCTCTGAAGCAGAGCAATTAATGGCTAATCTTCAATCTGTTTTGGCAAAGGAAGTAGCATGAACAATCCCACAGTCCGCAAGTACCCAAGAACGCTTGAAGAGGCGTTCCCTAACGGGCCTGAAAATGCAGAGTGGTTCTTCCCCCCGGAAGAAAAAGCCATGACAATCTGGTCAGTTATTTTCTACACCATAGCTGCGTTTGCTATGGTTGCTCTTTATTTTGTTTGGTAGGAGTTAATTATGGCTGAAGCACTTCTTATGCTCTTGGGCGCCGTGGCAGCAATCATTGCCGGGATGATCGTTGTGGCCTTTTGGGTAGTCCGCGACTAATGAGCAACGAAAAATGGGAAGTGCTGGCAAAGCCGCAAAAGGACGGAACGATTCTTATTTCGTTTCCTGACAAGACTGTAAAACTTACTGAGGATGAAATCATGAAGTTGTACGAAGTACCAAGAAATAGCAGGATTGTGCTGCCCGATGGCACAGAGCTAAATTTCAAGCACCTAGATGGCGCATACAGCTACTGTACGGACGATGAGGGTAATGTCATACACATCTCCGCTGGCGCAGAGGTCACCGTGAAGGAAAAGAAAGATGTGTAACCACGATTGCGGTCAAGGCCGCTCTTGCGTATGTGACCTGCCCATCACCATGGATGACAGGATGTTCACTTTTGATACGGTGATGCAGTATATCTCTACGCTTCTGGCGGGGATTGGCATGATTAGTCTCGTAATTCTTATATCATTTTTTATAGGGTACATGCAATGAAAGC